CCAACTGTACTACTTGTTACAGTAGAATCATCACTTGCGACACCATCTGCCCAACCGTGTGCGTTACCGTTCATATCTGTACAATTTGAATCATTGTTGATAGCACAATACTGAAAGTAGTTGCCACTACCATCTTGAACAACTTCTAAAGTAAGATCGTCACCAACTTGGTTCACATATATTTCATTTGCCATACAAGATTGTGCATAGAAAAAAGATACGAATAGGACTTTACCTAACTTGGATAATAGTGATTTCATTATTACTTCCTTCTCCAATAGGTATATCGTAGAGTTCTATTTCATCTTGTTTCAAATTAATTCTGTAGTCGTGGTTCTTACTCAAATTAGCATCAAACACATTATTACCACCATCTCTTCTAAATTTCCAGTTTGTATTGTAATCATATATCTCAACACCTGTATCTGGATTTTTACCTAACGCCACACCATCTTGCATTTTAGTAAATTCATCTCTCATCTGCAACGCAAGTTGTTCATTAAGAATATCTAAAATATCTGCAAGCAAATCTGCACCAAGCCAATCTAAGTCTAATTCAGTTGACCATGTTGAATCTTTAACATCTAATAATTCGTTAGTTTGAAATGCATCAAACTGAAGAAAATCTATTCCTAAGAAATCTGCAAGTTTCTTCGCTCTTTCAGCTTCATCATCAACTTCTAATTCTATAGGTTTCTTTCGAATTAATAAATTTAAAATACTATTCTCATCCAAATCAAGTATTACTGGTTTAGAAGGTTCTGAGTATGGACTAGGCACAATTGTTGCTTGGAATGCTTGGTTCATTATAACCATACCAACTTCTGAAGCCACTGTAATTTCACCAACAACACAAATACCAAAGTCATTACACGATGGTAGAAGGATAATTGTACTACTACCAAGTTCATCTATTGTCATAGAAAAATCAGTACCCCTAACACCAACTACGGCGGTAGGAGTCCTGATCTTTATATTTTGTCTACTGTTTTTTGCAATTTGTCCAGATGCATATCTCATTGTACCAAAAGAGGCCTTCAGAGATAATGAACCTGTCTGAGTATTAGGGTCATATACAAATGAATCAATGATTAACTTTGAGTGTTCTGTTACATCCACTCTAGTATCATCTATGAATTCAATAGCAGTTCTTCCATTCTTTGTACGAACAGTATCCATTGATTCCATACCGAAACCTTTGTCTATAGAGTCAAATCCATCTTCTCCACGTTCAATATTAGTAACACCTTTTTGTTCTATAACTTGTCCAATGTTAGCATACGCTGAACTTGTTATTATAACAAAAAATATACTAGTCAGACTGCACGATATCAATGTCAAAACTATCACCATCAATGCTAAGGTCTACAGTCTGGTCTTTAATTCCACTCTGATTAATATCAATTGTACCACCACCGCCAGTTACATCTACTTCTATTCCGTGTCCGTGTACTCCATTACCTGTCTGTATTGTTGTTACTTTAACACCTTCATCACTATTAGCACTTGTAGTTGCTAATGATGCACTATTATCAATATTAACTGTAAGAGCAGCATAAGTTCCATTTATTGTAGAGTTAATAATATTATTATCTCCATCAACAACAAAATTAACTACTGAATTTGAAGCGTCAGCTGTCTCTCCAATGTCAAATGAAAAGGCGTTGGTATCGCCTTCTGTTGTAATATTGAGAGTAATATCGTCACAATTCCCAGCTGCAGAAGTACTACAATCTAAGTCTACTGTGTTACTAGAACCAGTAAATTCCCAGAGACCAGTATAGTCTGCACCCTTAATTGTCGCAGTAATTATGTTATAATTACCTTGTTGGGTTATGTCGAAATTCATCCCATCTCCATTAATCACAGCAGCAGTAGTAGCATTGCCTACTTTGTTATCAGTACCGTCCTGTGTAATGTCTAGGTCTAGATTGTCGCCAACTTGTGTGATATAAATTTCATTTGCTCCAAGTATGGAAGGCAACATCAATGCAGTCATCATAATAAAGATTGACCCTACTATATTTTTGGTCATTTCTTCTCCTTATTGTAAGCTTGCGTCTTCGTAACTCCACAAACCTTTTGTTTCGCCCTTTCTTATCATATCAATAACTGCTTGGTCGATTGCACATTTAACTGCAACAGAAGTCGGCTCATTTGCGGCCGCACCACTTTCTAATTCAAATGCTTTAGTTCCCAAATCGAAGAATCTAAATACATTCAAATCGTCCTTTACACTGGCAATTGTTTTAGTAACATTAGTGGCTAATATTACCTTACCAGAATTCACTGAAACAAGTCTCATTGAAACTGTTACTTGATCCGTTCTGTAAGAAGTATCACCGCCTACTCCAAAGTAACGCAATCCGTTACCACCGCTGACGATATTGGCATCATAACCTACGATACCTCCTTCTAATATTAAACCAGCTAACTTTAAGGGCTTAAGTTCTGGTTTTTTTTCGCCTTTTTCATATTGTTCATATGTGGATTTTGCTAGTTGTCTTTCTTTAACTAGGTTATTAAGTCCACCTCTTTCAATCACTATAAACCAATCGCCCTTTGAGGCACTTTGTAATGCATCTATAACCCAGGCATCTGCTCCTTGGGTTACAGCAGAAGATAGTGATGAAAATCTTTCATTAGGTTTTCGTTGTCCTGTTTTATCCTTAAACTCATAAACTGCAATAGTCATTGGAGGAGCATCAAGTTTTGGTAAATCTTCTAATTTTTCTTGAACACCACTTACAAATTCAGTTGGCGGTAGTACTTCTAATTTATCCTGTACTACTGCTTGTGTACATCCTCCCAATAAGCAAGTTGCAATAATAAATATAACAAGATGTTCCATACTAAAATCCAAATCCTGTCAATGGAACTACGAGTTCGGTAAATGAACCATCTTCTTCAGTAATCTGAACTGTAATGGTGCCTGCTGTTAAATCCTTTTCCCAGTATATGGTTGCACCTTCTAAGTCAGCAGTACCAGATAGAGCACCATCATCTTCAAACATACTATCAACTAGATTCTTAGAAATTTGAGCATAAATTCTAGATTCTACGTTTTGAATAAATTTGTTTATAGTTTTATTTGCTTCTTCTCTTGCTGCTTCTCGATCAGCTGCATCAAGATCATCTTGTAATTTTTCTTTCCTATTATGTTCAATCTGAGCGATTGATAAAAAATGTTGTGACTGTCCAATTCCACTAAATGATGGACTTCCAAAACTGTGTACTAAATCGCCTGCATAACTAATTGTCGGTATTATTGCTAACAGACTTATTGTTGCTTTTAACGTCTTCATGTCTAGATCCATATCTTTGTAATATTTCTTCAATATCCCCATCTATAGGTTTACCTTCTTTATCATAATGTTCTAATAGCATAGAGAGCTTCATATTGAGTCGTATCATATCATTATCAAGCATTCTTACTCTGTCAACCAGTGCAATAAGTGTACCCATTGTTTGTCCTATGATTGGATCAATTGTCTCTGTAACCCATTTCCATATGAAGTATACAAAATATCCAAGACCCATCGCTGCTATAATAGGGAAACCATAGTCTTTTATTGCATTGGTAAGTTCGTCCAAATTTATCTCCTAATCACGCCTTGCATCTTCTTTACCTTCATTAGCAGCTATTCTGTCAATGTTAGGTTTTATACCAAACGCATAACTCATCAATGCATCAATTTTCACTAAGTCATTATTCATAGTCTGAACACGATTATCCAAAGAACCAATTATTCCTCTTAGTGTGTTTACACTATCAGTAACACCCTTTAATATAAATCTAATTGTAAGGAAAACAAAATAACCAGCAGCAATTGCCCCTGCAATCGGAGCTCCTACGTCACCGATGAACGATAATATATCCATACTATTTCTCTCTCAATCAATTAGCTACTATTTATAAGAAACTCAATCTATCCTGTCTTCTAACGAGTTCTATTTATATCCCAAAATTCTTTGGGGGATACAAATGTATTGTTCCATTCTTGATTGATATTTCTATATTCCCAAAAGATATGATTAACCCACACAAAACTCAAAGCAACAAGAATTCCACATATGAGAAAATAAATCTTCTGGCCTTTAGTGAAGAAATGATCGTCATTCCAATTGTCCATCACCACCTATCCTTTCGTATATATTTATATAAAAAGGTTGTTTTTACAACAATAAATATTTGACATAAAAAAAGGACAGAGTTTTGACACCCTGTCCTTTTCCCACACTAAGTTTTCTTTCTATTCAGTATAGTCTAGCTGTCTAGTGTGTTGTATACTACAACTATACCTAATCTATTTTGGGTCTGTGTGTTACACCGCTACCCTAGCATAGATACTATTCGTTTGCCAACTTTTCAAAGTATGACATGGCATCATCATCGTCATCAGATGCCGCAGCCACCGTAGAAGGTTCTGGGGTTGGTTCTGATTTGAACTTTGGAGTGAAATCCACAGTATCTTCATCAACCATTTGAGCAGCAGTTTTACCTGTTGCAACAGTTCCAGTAAGAACTGCATCTAGACGAGCCTTCAATTCATCATATGATTTAAAGTTTGACGGCGCAAGAAACTCAGCAAGAGAATGCTGTGACTTGTAGATTGTTTCCAACTCTTCATCAGTTGATTTCAATGCAGATTTAGCATCCAAACCAGACTTATCGTAGTTCCAATAACCATCTACTTTCCTGATCTTCAACATGAAGTTCGCACCTTCCCAAAAATCAAATGGGTTGATTGGTGTTTCATCAGGGAACTCAGGTTGCATTGCTTCCATGAGTTTGTCAAAGATTTTCTTACCGAATCGGTAAAGCATAACCTTACCCTCGTTTTGAGGATTAGTCGGATCACTTACCACATATACGTTTGCATAGTATTGCAATTTACGTTTCTGTTTACGAGCAATCTCTTTATCACTCTCAATACCAGAGTTCCATAGTTGCGAGTTATACTCACTAATAGGGTCTTTCTGATTGATTGTGGTTAGAGAGTTCTCAATAAACCACTGTCCAGTTGGGCCTTGGAATGCGTGATTCCAAACTCGTACCCAAGGAAGTTCTTCACCCTCTGGTGCTGGTAGGAATCGAAGTACTGCGTACCCATTGCCTGCCTTATCAACCTGTGGTTTCCACAGACGTTCATCCACATAGGACTTTTTTTCTGTGGATGGTGATTCATCCTTTTGGACTTGTTGTAGTAGTTTATCCAGACTGTTCTGGTTTCTTAGTGCTGAAATTGACATATATTTTCTCCGTATGTTTTTCGTATGTTAAAGTATTTCACGTTATTCATTATGTAACAGTATATATAATACCTAAAACTCATGCATTTGTCAATAAGTTTTTGTAAAATATATATTTTAGTGTAGGGTATTTGCATATGAAACTCATTATTAAAGACTCTTCATCAATGGAAAGATTTTAGCAATCTCAATTGCACATTTCTTTGCAACTTCCATATGTTCTTTTTGTGTTCCATTCGCACTACGAAGTTCAATGTAGTGAACCCATGATCGTAAAGAACCTTGCATATATAATCGTGTCTTAGTCATACCCTCTGGTAGAACTACACGAGCCTGTTCTTTTGCAATACCATTATCAATCGCCCACTGATACGCTTGTTTTGCTTGATTGATAACGCCATGTTGTCTACGATTCCAATCTGTAATCAACTCTTGCGTCTTTGTGTCAAGTTGTATCCTTGGGTCATTCTCAATCTCAATTGAGTTTTGACGATTCTTAGTATCTTGTAAACGACATTCTCTTGTCGTAAACGCATCACCCATTGAAGATGGTTCTGCATACCGTTGAGAGAATTCTTGAAAAGCGAAACTACGATGCCGCACAATTTGATGTGCAATATCTCTAGTTGTTTCTATTTCAATAGTTGCACTGGCCATTTCTAGTGGACTCCAGTGTTTGTGTTTAACTAGATATTTGATTAACTTTTCAGATGTACTTTTGTTTATCTGATTAGCTGGATTAGATACACGAGCACAGTACGCAATTAAGTCCTGTACATCATCAACCCCAATGATACCTGTTTCATCATTAGGTGGTTGACTGTAACTAATCAATTTTGCTGATGTTACCATCGTTTTTAGTCCTTGTGATTCAGTCACCATTATCTTCTTTCTTTTTCAAACTATAACCACCATCAGGTAGTTCTTCCCATAACAAAGTATCGCCTGTATCCCAGCCAACCGAGTCGATTGATCCTGCTGGAAATTCAAAAAACAATTCCTTTGTTTTGCCATCCTGTTGGACTTCTACCAACCATGTATTTTGTGACGTTTGTTTATATTTCATAACAACCTTCTAAGTAGAGTAGTTTTATATCATACTCAGGATATACTATCACCCTTTTCGGCGTGGCCGAAATGGCACCTTAGTAGAGTTATCTTCTAACCTTTTAGATAGAATACCACAACGCTTCACTAACTCTGCGTTATCGTATTCCAAAGATTTAACTCGTTCACCTGTTTCCACAAGCTTTGCACGATAAAAATCTCGTTCTCTAGCAAGTTCATTCGATTCGTTTGAACGAACTGGATCTGCTGTTTGCACTTCCATTAGAATGTCTCCCTTATCAACTGGAGCAGTTTCGTTTTACATTTCTCTCTATCATAAGAAAGGAATGCGGCGTACTTGACGATTAAACGTCTATTATCTGGCCATACTAAGTCATCACTTAACCCTTTATCAAATCGTTTCACATAATGCAGTAACCCTTGTAGAATCACTGCGGTTTCGATATTGATTCTCTTAGCGAGAATGTTCTTTAATAATACAGGATGTTTACCAGTTTGTAAAGAGAAAATTGAATCAAAATCCTCTACTTGTGAAAATAAAAAACTCATGTCATTTATGAAGTTATAGGTCAATGCCTGTTTGTACTTCACATATTGATTGTAATTATCTTCACTAAAATCACCTAACCATCCTTTAGGCGACTTTACAAAGTTTGCAATATAATACTCTAGTGTCTTATCGTCATACTTCTTAGCTACACGAGCAAAGAAAAATCTATCCCTTCTTTTTAAGAATGATGCCTTTGTTGCAGAAGTCTTCCCACCATATCTTGTATAGTCGTAATTAGTCGTAAAATGCAACTTGAGACCAAGGTACATTTGGTAGGACTCCCATGCTTCCATTGGATCACTCCTTAGATTGGTAGGGTTGCTACTCTAGGCAAGAAGTTTAATTCTCTTGCATCTGCTTCAATTTTTTCTTTAAGTGGTCTTGAGATGAGCGGTGCAATTGCATCAGGCTCCATCTGATTTTTTTCACAATAATCTAATATAGCATCCATGTATGTAGTAACACCACCACCATTAGCAACGACTTTTTCAATTTTGATTGCAAACTTCTTTGGTGTCATAACTGCAATTTCTTCTAGATTCATAACAACTCCTATTAAGGTTTAAAAGGCAGACTTACCGTTGGTCTACACGAGCGTATTAAGTCGCCACACTTTTCAAAACTTGGAGCGGATGGATGGTAATGCACCACCTTCTATTGGTTGGAAACCTATTGTAATACTTTTATACTACATCCGCTTAAAACTTGGAGCGGGCGAAGAGAATCGAACTCCTATCCATAGGTTGGAAACCTACTGCATTACCACTATGCTACGCCCGCATTATTTCTTTAATTCATAATCCTAGTATACCAAAGAGATTAAACCATCCCATTGATGTTCCTATTGCAACTGGCACACCAATCATCATTAGTGCAATAATAATAAACGCCAGTCCAGCACCTTTGTTGTGATATGGTTCGTTACTCATGTTCACCACCTTTACCACGGCCATTGTAACCACTAAACACACTTGGTTTTCGTTTAGCTGTTTCAAATGTTGCTACTGTAACTGCAACTGCGGCAAGTAACAATGCATGTAATACCATACTAATTACTCCTGCCCACATACTACTTACTATGATAGCAAATACAATACACCACATCCACGCAAGAACTTGCATAATCATATGTCGTGTACTGAAGTCTGGAATATTACTTAACGGATTCTTTTCGTGATCCATTACTACGTTCCAACAATTATATACCCATTCTCTCATACTTATCACCTTCCTAAAAGTTACCTTTAAAGGATAGTGTGCATCAACATCATCACGATATTCGATTGCATCATTTACATTGTGAAACTCTTCAGAAACTTTACTATTTCTAAACCATGCTGTCACTTTATACATTGTCTATCCTTCCCATAATTAAGTAGTAGGTTATTCTGTTACTAGGAAACCTACCGAAACCCTATCCAATCACGCTGCTAGAGCGAAACCTTGAGGTGCAAAATTATCGTTTGCGTTTAGTTTTGTTAGACTATCAGGCGTCTATCCCACAGTTCTACTCTTTCCTATTCCTATCAGTCGATCCTAGTTCGCCCCCATCAAAAATGCATTAACTTCGACATCCCCTTAGGGCCATCTATGTTCTGCAAAACTTCCTATTGCAGTAGGACGTAATGCACTTTTGGTGGAGGCGTTGGGTACTGCCCCCAAGTCCTGTCTAGTATTCAGATTGTATCAACAAACTGTATATTATTTATACCATAGTAATGTTTGATTGTCAATAACTTTTTATTATAAATCAACTCCAAGTGTTCTAAGTTTGTCAAAACCTCTACCTGTTGCAAGAATACAACCAAGTCCTTTATCTTTTGAAAACTCTAGTACACTCCATGACTTTGTTGATAACCCTACCGAAATAACTAATATAGTTTCGATATATGTGCCATCATTCTTTTGAGTTATCCCATTCATAGATAAGAATGGAACTTCTCCGAAATTTTTAGTAATCTCAACTAATTCTTGTGCAGGGCCACACTGGACAGGTTTTTGTGCCCAGAATGGTTCTGCTGAAACTGCACTACTAAGCAGTAACGCTGGTAGTATTGATAACATTACTTTCTTCATTGTCTTTTTCCCATTGTTCTGTGAACATATCAATGGTTTCTACGAGATGAGGCAGATATTCATGCTTCTCTTTTACAAACTCTTGAACTAGTCCATCTTCTGTGACAACAAGAATAACAATCTGATTGATTTCAATTCCTGTTCTCTCTTCAAACATTTCTGCATATGCAGATGCTTGCATGTAGTACTCAAAATTATAATCATCCTTTCGTTCAGAACGAGAGGTTTTGAAATCAATAATGGATGGTACACCATTCCACTCTGCGATACAGTCCACACGGCCTGCAACACGATACTTCTCACTCCACAATCCACACTCTTGTGCGAATATATTATTTATGGACTTCTCCAAAGTTGGTTTTAGTTGTGAGAACAAACACCAAGGTAAGAATTTCTGTTCATCTTTGACAACCTCTTTATTATTTAAGAAGTCTTCACACATATGGTGAACAGCAGTTCCACGGCCTGCAGCACTACGCATGATATGATTTGCAACATCATTACCAACACGTTCACGCCACTTTCGTAGTCCTTCTTTCTTTTCCTTACGAACACCTAACACTGTTGTGATAGATGGATAGAACCCTGTAGGCGTATCATAGAAACGCTTGCGGTCTATATTTTTAGTAGATACCTCTGGGATATCAATTGGATTATGTATAAACATATTCTTCCTCATTTTATATTGTTACTGTATTATACAACAACTTCACACGAAAGTCAATACTTATTCAGTATTAGTTTCTTTTTTAATTTTACTAATTAGATATTCTTTTACCATACCAGAACGTACAATGTCACCCAATGTAAATTCAATATTCGAGAAAGATGGCATATTCTTCAAGATAGACATGAAGTGTTTGATACCTTCTTTTTCTGAATGTTTTTGTAAGTCTGATTGAAAGAAATCACCACAGAACATAATCTTTGAATCCATACCAACCCTAGTAATGATTGTATCCAATTCATGGAAATTTAAGTTCTGAGCCTCATCAACAATAATGATTGCATTGTCCAGAGTGATACCTCTAAGGAATGAAGTAGTAAGGAACATCATTGAACCTTGTGCCTTCAACCTATCGTATAACAAACTGAATGCCTGTTCGTTTGGTTGTTCAAACATAAACTTAACCATATTTGCATAAGGTACTTGGAATAGTGCTGTCTTGTCTTCTTCATCGCCAGGCAAGAAACCAATCTCACGAGTCGGAACTGCACTACGAACAATGTACACTGTATCATATTTTGTTTCGTTTCTCAACACTTCCTGTAGTGCAAGATATAGAGTAACAAATGTTTTACCTGTACCAGCTGCACCATAAAGAAACAAATTTTTACCACTTGCATAGTCTTGAAATGCCTTTTGTTGATTGTCAGTGGCTGGTGTAACCTTCACCATATCTTCAAGTCTAATATCTTTTGCTTTTGCCATTAATTATTTCCCCTGTCGTTTACGGTGTTTATCCACAACCGCTTGCGTCTTAATATCTTTTGCCGATTTCTTTACATATCTATCTGCAAGTGAACTGCCTGGATGTGCCTCACCAACCTTCTGCAATACTTCTTGGAAACCGTTATCTGTTTTAAATCCACTAAATCCTGTACCACCAATAATCATTGGGGCAGAAGTGATAACATTCTCTTTATTAGGATTTTCTTTTAGATACTCTTGGAGTGAAGAGTAAGACATAAACAACTCTTCCCATTCTCCAGTATCATTGTCTCTCACGCTATATGTTGGCATTATTTTTCAATTCTTCAATTTGTAATTTTAGTTCTTGGTTTTCTTCAACCAATTCCTTTATCCTATTTATACAAGAATAATAACTAGCATTTAATTCTTTCATTTGATGTTCAAACATTTGAGTTGTACTTATGGTTTGTGGTTTCATATTCTTTATATCTTCCTCACGCATTCTTCGCCCCATATAATCATAATACGATTCTCTAGTCATGCAGCCACCTCATACCAATCTGGAGCGCCTCTGCGTTTCCATGAAGCCAAGTGTTGTTTGTATTTGACATAGTAATCACGATATGCAACTAACGAATTATTGTTCTTTACATCATCAGGCATCGCTGGTGTTGGTTCTGTCCATACACCTTCCTTCATATTCTTTGGAGTGTTGAACAAGATATCATTTAGTTTACGATAACTCTCATGTGGTGCATCTTTACCATAACGCCACATGAACTCTGTATTGAGTTCTGTCCACATACGATACAACCATCTGTAGTTCTTTGCAGATTGTCTTACCCAAATACCACTAGGATGATTTACATGTGATGCTTTGTATAGAGTTGTTTCCATAACATCATCGTCCATCTTCCAACGCTTGATTTTTGCACCACTCTTAGTACGTCCATAATACAATTCACCGTCCATAGTACGATGTGCAGTAGACATTAGTTGAGCGTACTCAATAATCATTTTACTACAATGCGAATCACAATGCATTTGGGCACACATGTCCTCATAAGCACTTAGGTAAAATACGTTCATTTCTTCTCCCATCTGTAGAAGATGTGATCTTCTATCTCAATCGTTTTTGTTTTAGTCTTGGCCCAAGAAGGCATTACATAGTCAGCATGATAGTGCGTTGCACCTTCTGTGATATCAATTACTGTCATTGTACCATCAATAATATCATTTGTCAATAGAAGTAATTCACCAAAGTAATCTTTATTAGCATCATGTATAACATCTGACTTACCATCACAATACCAACTAAACTGACACTTGTTTCTCACTGGTATCATCTCACCAGTACCCTTCCAACTTGGTCGAGATGGGCCTTGTTTCACTACACCACAAACTGTATTAGGATATCTAGAATCTACAACTCGATTCATTGTCACAGCAATCACAGCTAATTGTCCAGCGAGTGGTTGATTTCGTGCTTCGTGATATACATTCTCTGCAAGACACATAGACTCAACTTGATAAAATGTATCAGTCTGTCCTTGCGTCAAAGATGCATCGGCAGATACATTAGGTATTGTCAATGAAAGTGCAAGGATTAGGTTCTGTATCATACTTCTACTCCAACAGAGTTATCAGGAACATTACTATTCCAATCCCAATGTGGCTCCATATCATGGTTATTATTGATTACATCTTCGGCATAGTTACCAAAACTAGGCCCAAATTTATTTATTGCTTTCTTAACAATAGTCTCAGGTGAAGCAGTTAGTTCACCATCCTCAGTATAGAAGTCATAAACAAAGTCTTCTACATCCATTAACATATCTTTTACTGCACCCATTATACAATCTCCTCAAAACCCATTGCGGCAACTTTATACTTTTTATTACCTACTAACATTTGGTCATTCATACTAGTGGAACGTAGTCCGTATGTCTGTCCATCATAAACTGGAAGTTCTGCCATGACAGTTACATCGTCATTAGCATCCTCTCCAAGTTTCATACTCCAAGAACCCATAATGTTGTTTGTCCAACGATATGCGTACTCAAGAGCTTCATTACCAATACGTTCACCAACTTCTACGAAAGCAACTGTTCTTGGCGAATCTTCAAACGCTGTGTGTATTACTGCAACTTGTGTCATAATTTAAAATCCTTCATTATCATTCTCTACATAGCTAATATACTAGCTTGTCAATACATTGTCAAGCACTTTTTTAAAGAATATTAGCATCCCATACTTCTTGTGTCAGTTTGTCTTCTAGACGGTATGCCTCTTTCTCCCAAGGCAAGTCCATATAAAGAGTTCCTTCTGCAACTTTAGTCTTTTTCCAACGGCCACCATAACCATCCATCTCATTACGAGCATACTGTTTAGCATGTACCATTTCGTGACATAGTGCGTTCACATAGTCCTTGAGGGACAGGTCACGACTGACCTCAATGTCAAACTGGCGATTGGTGTCTTCCATCATACAATACCCAATGGCATCACCATGCATCTTTTTGATACGAACAGTGATTTCTAGGGTACGCATACGAGGCATTAAAGATGTAATCATCTGAGAGACTACTTTAAAAGCAACCTCTTTTTGGAATTTGTTTCCACCTTGTACTTCAATCAAATTCATAATTCACCTTTCTCATTAACTATACCTATATTATACTTGTTATAATAACAAATGTCAAGCATTATTTTGAATAAAAGGCATAAAAAAACCCCCTGTAAAAACAGGGGGTTAGAGGGTAGACACGGACTTTTGTAAGAGAGTCAATAAGAAGAGAGAGTTGTGTCTACCCTATAAACTACAATAACTCATATTGATTCGTTTGTCAATATATTTTAGTTAAGTAATTCACCTAATGTAGCAGGCCCAGCGATACCATCTGCGACTAGTCCATTAGCAGACTGCCATTCTTTTAACGCACGTTCAGTGCCTGGGCCGAAGTCACCGTCTGCTGTGATACCTAATGCTTCTTGCATCATCACAACACCAACTGACTTCATACCTTTTCGCAATACTCCAATATCTTCTGGTGAAGGTTCTTCCACAAACTCATCTTCTGATTCGTGTTCTGATGCATCACTACCCAACATGTGTAGTGCTTCCTTCCAGTGATGGATACGGTCTTCAAGGCCAATATAACCACCATTGATACGTTTAGTCATTGTTTTGATATCACCACTATCTGCATAACGGTTCAATTTGTTTTTGTTCCAGTACCAGATTGCAGACATAAGTGCAATCTCTTTGTCTTCTGAAACACTATCTGGATTATCAACAACGTCAACATCCATATCAGAGGCAAATGCACTATAGTTTGCTTTACCTGTCAACTGGATTGGGCCTCTGCCACGATACTTCCATCCATCACCAGATTCAGTATCACCATTATCCATACGATTTGCATAGACTACGTTAGCAATCTTTTCTGGTTGTCTGTGATATGGTTCTGAATCTCTTGCGGCACGTTTGAAGTATTTGCCAAAGATTGCATCCAATGCTTTTGCACTGTAGTTTAGGTTTTCAGAGAATACTCTCCAACCACCACTTTCATGTCCACACTGAGCAATGAAAGATGCAATACGTTCTGGTGTATTGATTTCATACTTAGGGAACACTTCGTTCATTGCATCCACCCATCCATCAGGGTCTTTGCAGTTAGGAAAAAGTTCTTTGAACTGACTTGCTGTCAACATGATTATTGACTCCTTTGATATTTGTCATTCCATCCAAAAGCTTCTTTTACTACATTATCAGAAAGTCCTTTGAATACCTTATGTAAGGATTTGTCTTTTGCGGCTATAATTAGTTCAGCCTCTGAGATATGCAAACCTTCAAGCATTTGAATGAACATATTTTCTTTCTTAAACGTAGGAAGAGCATTGTTACCACCTTTGATAAAATGATATAGTTTCCTTGATTCTCTACGCAAGACAGTATGTTCAGTACCTTCTTCTGCTTCGTTTGCTTTGTATGGCACTTCCCCAGCTGGGATTGCCCATTCGATTTCTGGATCAAAAGAAGATTTAATAATCATCCTCAAAGAATCACAATCGTGTTCCTTTAGAATTTCTATCTTCTTGCCCTTTGTTTTTGCATTATGTACCCGCTTCAATATATCAGAAAGAAGTGGTGTAAAATTGTCTTTTGCCATTTTAAAAGTCTCCAATGTCATTCATAAGATTTCTCAATCTTTTTTGTATAAAATAATTTAGTAGTCCGGCCCGATTACCTTTTGGAGGCAATTCATATGCTTCTAGAATTCTCTCCGTCAAGTCACTTGGAATACACTCCAAATCAATAAGTATTTTGTTTCGTTGATAGTTCCTCATCATATCTTCTGTACAATAATCAGATGGTTCTTGGTCTACCCAATTGTTCATCTTCTTCTTGGACAAAGGTTTCTGTCTTAGTTCATCAACGAAAGTATTATCTGGTGATAAGAAATTAGGAATACCATCACTCCTATCACCTTTTAATACATGTTCTCTAATATATAGGTGAGGGTCTATACCACTCACAAATTTCTTGAGAACTGGACTATACTGTTTAACAAAACTGTGTTTCTGTAATTGGATAAAGTCTTTATCACCAGATAAGATTAGAACCTTCTCAAATTCATTAGGAGTTTTAGAGATGTGTTGAATAATGACAGCGATACAATCATCTGCCTCTGCACCTTCTACCTCTACTACTTTATATGGGAAGACTGTTTTAATCTCATCACGAATATTATTCAGTGTTTCAAAGATTGCATTCCAATCAAGTCCTGACTTTGCTCTATCCTTTTTACGATTAGCTTTGTAGTTTGGAAAATAATCTCTTCTCCAATACTTTTTGCTATCGTAACAAAGTACAAGTTCACCGTACTCTTTACCAAACCTAGAACGATACATTCTAAGCGAGTTCAGTACCATGTGTCGTACTAAGTCTTCATCAACATCGTTCTGATGTTTCGAACCAATCTGCATCATCAGGTTACTGATTGTTACTTGGTTCATATCAACTATTATCATAATTTTTCACCTTATTTTTAATCATGCTATCATATATAAAACCAAATGTCAATAGATTTTGGTCGGAGATGCTGGATTCGAACCAACGACCCTCTGCTCCCAAAGCAGATGCGCTACCAGACTGCGCCAATCTCCGTATAATTTATGTGTATGTGAGGGGAGTTTCAACGCTTTCGCTCCGCCCACACCTCACTAACGGCAAACACAGTGCCGGCATACTTGCATCGGGTGATTTTATTTACTGTTAAGCGACACAGCTTCATCTTCATATGCCTCACCAACGGCATACTAGTTGGGCGCCACCCAACGGGTCTCCAAATTATTCTTTATCATCTGCTCCAGTATTTTGGATGAGCTCTAAAAGGCCTTCCATATCAAAATCAGTATACATTCTACCAGTATCCACATCCATATCTGTGGCAACAAACATATCTATAAGTCCTTGCATAGGATGTGATAGTCCCATGTCTTTATAAATTGTACACTTAACTACTTCGATTAGAAATCCAATATTCTTAATAAAGTCTGGATCATCAACATCAACTTCGTTTTCACTCAGATTATGAATCAGATTAACAACCAATCCTTCAACAAGATGTTCTGCAAACTTCAAATCACTATGTAAATGGAGTGCCGTATCTGTTATGATAACTTTATTGTCATTACTTTTATGCATAGGAAACTGAATTATGTTACCATCTTTATCTTTGTTTGACATCTAAGCCTCTTTCATATCATCAGTCCATGTCGCACCGATATCAGGATAAAATACGCCAGGCGATCTCTTAGGTGTACCATCAGATTCATATGCCATTGCAACACAACGATACTTAATTACATTCTGTTGATGTTCTCCATAAGCGGTATCTACATAATCACCATCACGCAAGTATCTCTGAAGATTTCGAATGTATCCCTCATGCATTGCAACACGAGCCTCTGCACCTTTAATCTTCCTACGAATATCTCCACGAGCAGAAGACAACAATTCTTTCTGCGTCTTAATCCATGACTGTACTTTCTTCATACTCAAAGGGTCATCATCACCCTTTGCAACTACAGATGGATGTATACTCTTATATTGTGGGGGATTTTCTGCAAGTCGTTTTTCTCTTGCAAGAGCAAGACGTTCACCAGCGGCCTTCTTTTGTTCGGCCGTCATTGGTTTACGTTTCTTACGAGGTTTACTTACATTATCTACAGTCTTCCTTGACATATCTCACCTATTAATAACCATTTTCATTTTGTTCTTTTAACAATTTGCGTTTCTGTCTACGAGTTGCAGCAGCCTTTTCTTTTCTGCGTTTCGTTCCTCTACTTTCAAAGAACGAGCGTTCTCGTAGTTCTTGAAACAAACCATCTCTGATTAGTTTCTTTTTTAGTACACGCATTGCACCATTAACATCACCATTACGCACAACGACAGTTAGTCCTTGTAGTTGGTCTTTGTTATTCTTTTTCTTGTTTTTAAAGTCTTTCATAATTTCCTCTGTTCGATTGGCCTGCCCTGCAAGATTCGAACTTGCGACCTACTGCTTAGAAGGCAGTTGCTCTATCCAGCTGAGCTAAGGGCAGAATAATCAACCCAGCTGTTACTTATTAAATTGTAGTTGATATTGTCTACCACTATGATAGAATGTCACAACACTATGAGAATAAACTTCGACTACTTCTTCTTCATATCGTGTCTGAATATGACACACACGTTGAACTTGTCCTTTTTTATTCCCTGCCTTATCAGCACCAATGATACCACCCAAGATTGCACCAGCAGCTGCACCCTTGTCATTACCACCAATTACTTTACCAGAAACACCACCAAGTAACATTCCTAGAAATGCGCCCTCTCCAGCGTTTCCACCACCAACAGTTCGGTTTTCACAAACCTCTACATTGTATGGTACACGGTTCACAACCGTTTTGTTGAAATCTTGCACAGTCTCAGCAATTGCTGATGTTGATGCAAACATCATTCCGATAGTCACTAACGTCTTTTTCATTTTATCAGTCCTTAATTTCCATTACAAATTCACCAGTACCAAATAGTTCATATCCTTTATCACATTTGGTAATCTTCACATAAGTTTCCAATACCTCACACATTTCTTTTGCAGCGAGAATTGCCTCTTCAATAGATTTATATATCATTATCAATTTTTGTACCTTTCACCTTGATACAGGCTACTACATTGACTTTACTTTGTCAAGAGGTATTAGCTCCTTTTCTCCATTATCATCAGTTTTAACTTGGATATAATTCCCATTCTCTAAAGTATCAAGAGTGTGTTCGATAATATCCTCAACTTTTTCTTTTCTTCCCTTCCATACTCCAAAGTAGTAAAACCCTGCCAAGCATAAAACGGAAATGATCGAGTGTTCAATAGCTGTCATTTATTTCTCCAGTATTATAATATCTCTAAAGTATTTATAGAACACTATCCAACCAGTTCAACTTCATCTGCGTATTCCTTTTCAAAATCATCGACAAGTTTCTTCTTTTTAGCAAGAAGAGATTCGACAGCATTCAATGCTCCACGTTTCTCATCAGACGCACCCTCATCCATAGCAATCAACAAAGATTCTAGGACACTAATATCTTCTAAAACTTCAACCATTATACAGTTCCTCTCACATAGGTTATCGGATTGACAACCTTCATATATTTCAATTTGAATTCAAAATGTTCTTTACTGAACTCATCATCCATATCAAAGTCCTCACAGAACTTATCATAGGTCATAACTTGACTTGGAAATTCTTTCCAATCAATATGGTTTTCCATACCGATTGCAGCGACAAATGCCATTGCATCCTGTTCTCTGTCCACACCTTCTACGATGTAGTCAGTACCGCCTTTGAATTTCCAGTAGGCGTTCCCATCATCAAACTTGCCGTTTCCAGCGTGAGCGCCATAGTTTTCCATAGCTTGGGTCATAACAACAAATTTCATAACGATTCTCTCCTCATCTTTCTATTTCATAATACATGTTTTAATAACAAATGTCAAGCACTTTTTTAAATTTTATTCAACCCTATCGTGGATTGCAAGCGCACCATAGAAGGGCGTACCCATCATTTCTTCAACCTTATCACTGAACCGTGAGTCAGATGTTGAACCGTAATGTCCACCCATCATAGTCCATGAACCTTTTTCAATCTCAGCAGTAGGCACGATATGAACAATTGTCCTACCCATAATATTCCTTGAAACCAACTGAGCGGCAGGATAATCATCACTTGGATTAAAAGGGCCATCTACGTTTTCAATACAAAGGCCTTGAATATCACCAGAGGTAACTCCACCATTTGTACAGTCCCATTTACCATTTTTATAAACTTCAATATGTAAACCCATAATCTCTCTCCTTAGTCGTAAGTTATCTGTGCTGCATAATCAATTCGATCAAACTCAGCTTCAAGTTCTGCAATTCGTTCTTTGCATTTCATTTTTGCGAAACCATTACCTGGCGTCTTTTTCGTAATCTTCTCTATAGACTTCAACATGTCTGTAAAGAAATTATATTCATTTTGAATTTTTGTTATATAATCCATAATATTATCTTTTCACCCATGTCTCGAAATTTACACCAGACCAAACAAAACCTTGTTCTATCTTGTAGACTTCATAGGCCTCTAATACTGTAATAGTATCATCAAATCCATTGTCCAACATCTCAACTAATTCTTCTACAGTTTTGCCAAAGAACTTTGCACGTTTATTTAAAACTGTCATTGCACCTTTAATTTTCATAATATTATCCTAACCATTTTACATTATTATTATCAAGGATGATATCACGAACCTGTTCACGGTCAAAACTATCACCACAGTAATCAACACCATCTGTATTGATATGTTTCTGAACAGCTTCAACAATCATCAATTTAGTCATACCCTTAATAGGATATATACCTTCATTTTCATTGTAGAAACTATCAACATAATTTACAAAATCTAAATCTACCATTCGAATCACTCCTTAATTTCTCTATCTTACCTATACAGTATACTTGTTATCATAACAAATGTCAAGCATTATTTTGATCTTTTTCTCATAAAAAATCCTTCTGAAGTATTCACTGAAGCAAGAAGTTCTTCCCACATAACAGGAGTAATCTCTACCACACTTGAAGATTCAAGATTTTCATCGTCCTGTACAATGTAAACAACATCATCGAAAGAGTGTACTTTTAAATCTCCAACTTGGCCTGTTTCATCCATTACTGTGATACAAACTTCATCATGTTCAAATTCAACACTAAACATATACTATGCCCACTCTTCTTCTAGTGCTGCTTGTAATAATAAACGTCCCTTCTCACCAGTTGTAACCAACATACGGCGGCCCAGTTCATTCTTCATTGCATCTTCTGTGTAAACTTTCGTAGCACCGTCATTGTACATAACGGTTACTAATGTTACATCATCTGCATCTTCGTGTACAGAAGTTATCTCACCTTCTGCAATATAGTTGTCTTTTCCCAATTGGGGATAAACACGAACAACTTCCATACCAACTTCAAACATATTATACTAACTCCATTGCATCATTCCAAAGTTTCCACGCACCATCGTAGTTCTCAAAACCTTCTTCATCAGCAAAGTCCATTGAAGAACTATGGAAAGCGTTAGAAGAGATACCTTTTGTTTTGATAACATAGGCAATCATTTCAACAGTATTGCCATAACCAACAACACCTTCGTTTGAAAACATTTGAATCCCACCGTTGTGGGCAGCGATGAAGTCGATTTCGTTTTGATTTGTCATAGTGATTCTCTCTTTCTCATTAACTATACCTATAATATACCTGTTATCACAGCAAATGTCAAGCAAAAAGAACAAAAAAAAGCCCTTGAAAAACAAGGGCTTGTAATTTTTTTTAAAAAAAGTTTTGAGAACTTTAGTTTGTCCAACCTTTTCTAGGTACAGATTTTCCCATAGAAATGTTTTTGATATCTCCACGACATATACCAATGTCTCTTAGTTCCAAGTCTGTCAATGAATGCAATTCTCTATATGTTTTTCTATCCATCTTTGGTATGATACTGTCTCTGAAGTTTTTATACAAGTCTGCTACTATATTACAGAATGCACAATATGTTGTTGTTAGTGTTGTCATCTTACTTACCGCCTTTTTTCTTTTCACCTTTAGGTTTTGTATAACTGTGATCTGGATCTAACATGATGGATACATCTTATGTTTAAACTCAGATATTTCATCAGCCTTTGTAAACTCACCCATATCTCTTAGTTGTCTTATACTCATGCAATAGCTTCTATATTCCATTGCTTTCAAGAACTTCTTAAACATCATCTCTCTCCAACATTAACTTCTTAGCTTCTTCGTGATATCCCATTCTTGACAATTCAGACGCCGCTCTTGCTCGTCCTGCCGATTCTGCAATTCCAATACTAGTTACAAGCAATACAGTAAATGCATGCCCAATCCACTCACATACCTTACATGTATGTTTATATCCATAATTCATTAGTACTTCAACTGACATTCTAGCTACTCCTTTTTTTCTGTGTAATATAATCATAATATGCAAGAACATCCTCATCTCTAAGGTGTCTTACATCACTCTGATATTCTGTTCTAATAAACCTTACAATATCAGAGGTATTTTTCTTTTTGAATAATTTTATAATCCAATTTGACATTTTCTTTTCCTCTAAAATTATAGGAAGATGCATATACATCTTCTCGTATTTCAGATATATTTATAAAAAAAAGTCAATAATACTGTCGCATTATTCATGCTAGTTTGGAATAGTCGTTATGCATATGAGGAACTAATGCCTCTTGCAAAACTTTAGAACTGCCGATCCTACAATTGATGATACCATTATAGTATTCATCTGTGAGTAAGACTTCTCTATCGAATTGTTCTTTGGCTTCTAGGTAACTTAATTCTCCTCTTCCAGTACAGAAGTGTAGAATTTCTCTGATAAACTTATCTTCGCCGAGTTCTTTAACATCAGCATTCAAGTGTTCAGAAGACCCCCAATAGGTCTTCCAATCACTTTCTTTGGTAGAACGTCTTTTATTCTTTCTACCTTTTAGCGGCGGTTTAGTTACCTTAAACCGAGCTAGTTTCTTACCAACATATTTTCTATTGTTGGTAAGATTAGTTATTAAGTATACAAATCCTTCGCAACCCTCTGGTAGGGTTTCAATTGGTTTGCCTTGATATGTCCACATTACCACTCATCGTTTTCATCAAATAGTTCATCTTCGTTATCACTATTTAGAGTGTCGCCGCAGAAAGGGCAGTTACCCACTGAATAATATCGTTCTTCCATATTGTGTTGTATTCTGAATACTGCTTCACATGATTCACATAAAATCTCTTTCTTACTCATTAAGTCTGCCCTTTTTTATTATTATGCGGCTTCGTAGACATCATCCCACTTACCTGTCAAACCAGCAACTTCATATTCTGTTACTCTGTTCTCAAAGAAATTAGTATGGTCTGCACCGTTCAGTACCCACTCCAACCAAGGTAGAGGGTTCTCTTTTACTTTGTAGTTTCCTTTTAGTCCTAGTTGAATAAGTCGCCTATCAGTAATGTATCTTACATACTGTTTAACTTCTGATTGTTCTAGTCCGTCAATCTCACCTAGTTTGTATGCCAAGTCTACGAAGTTGTCTTCTAACTTCACTGCCTGTCTTGCCATCTCATATATAGTTGATTTAAATTCATCGTCAATAATACGAGGATGTTCTGCACAATATGCCTTGAATAGTCTTGCAATACCCTCAACGTGAATTGATTCGTCACGAATACTCCACTCAACAACCTTACCCATACCCTTCATCTTACCGTAACGCTGGAAGTTTAGAAGCATCACGAATGATGCAAACAGAGCGATACCTTCATTCATCACTGACTTTGCCATTGC